GCTCTATTATGGATTTTCTTGAGTATATGTGTTTATCTGGTGTTAAATATTTATTTGTAGATCACATTACTATTCTTGCTTCTGAGGGAGCAGAAGGTCTATCTGGTAATGAAGCAATTGACAAAATTATGAATGACTTGCTTAGACTAGTTAAAAAGCACAATGTGTGGATTGGTCTAATTAGTCACTTGCGTAAAACAGACAATAAGGGAAGAAGCTTTGAAGAAGGTAAATTACCGTCAATGGATGATATTCGTGGCTCTGGTTCTATTAAGCAAATTTCTATGGACATTATTGCTTTTGCTAGAAATGTTGGGTCAGATAGCGTTGAAGAGCGTAACACTATTAAAACAAAAGTCCTTAAATGTCGATACACTGGTCTCACAGGTCCGTCAGGAAACCTTCACTATGACTTCCAAACAGGCAGACTAGCTAAAGGTTCAGAAAAGTTTTCAGAGGAAATTATGATTTAATGGAACAAGAAAAAGTATTTTTGTTGTCAATTATATATCAGTTAATGGATTGTGGCCCCGATGTATCGGGTCTTAATCCGCATATTCAAGATTATTTAAAAGGGCTTCAGGAAGAGTTTGATCCTGAAGATCCGCAAGAAGGCCAGTTTTATAAAATGCTGTATCACTATGCTGATACTTGGTTTAACAATGAATACAACAAGGAGAAAATGCATTGAAGAGTGTATTTGATAAATTAAAACAAAAAGGTTACACTGACGAGCAGTTTGATGCTTACGTAAACAATCCTAATGTTATTAAAGTTCATGGGCGTAAAAATCTTAATACTTTAAAAGATATGTGGTATGATACAGGTAAACTTTTTATTAGAGATGAGCTTTATGATTCTATGAATAAAGATCAGCTAGATGAATACGCAATTACTGAATTTGGAATTGATTTAGATAAGCGTTTTACTAAAGAAAATATGATTGAAGAGTTAGCAACAAAACTTAGCAAACAATAATAAGGAATAATAAAATGGACGCTTATAGAAGTTTTATCCACCTGTCACGCTACTCACGTTTTCTAGATGATAAAGGTCGTCGTGAAACATGGGAAGAGACAGTAGATCGTGTCATTAACTTCTGGAAAGATATGCAAGGTGACAAGCTTAAAGATAGTGAGTTTGAAGAACTACGCCAAGCTATTCTAAATCACGAAGTAATGCCTTCTATGCGATCAATGTGGTCTGCAGGTGAAGCTCTTAAAAAGAATCACTTCCGAGGCTACAATTGTAGCTTTAAATCTGTAGACCATCCCCGAGTATTTGATGAAATTCTTTTCATTCTTATGGCAGGTACTGGTGTTGGTTTTGGCTGTGAAGCTAAAGACGTAAACAAACTGCCAATTATTAACGACACGTTTACTAAGACTGAACGTGTTATTGCTATAGAAGACTCAGCAGAAGGCTGGGCTAAAGCACTACGTAAGCTAATCGCTGATTTATATTTAGGGAATGAGCATGAATGGGATTATAGCAAAATTCGGCCTGAAGGCGCTAGACTTAAGACTATGGGTGGACGAGCTTCTGGTCCGAAACCACTTATGGATCTTTTTGCTTTTGTAACAGAAACATTTAAGAAAGCAGCGGGTCGAAAACTACGTCCAATTGAGGTCCATGATATTGTATGTAAAATTGCTGAAATCGTTGTTGTAGGCGGTGTTCGTCGTTCTGCTCTTATTTCTATTTCAGACCTTGGTGATCCTGAAGTTCGTGACTGTAAGTCAGGGCGTTGGTGGGAAACAGCACCTCATCGTGCTCTTGCTAACAACTCCGCAGGTTATGAACAAAAGCCTTCTATGGCTGTATTCATGGATGAGTGGACAGCACTTATGAAGTCTGGCTCTGGTGAACGTGGTATTGTATCTCGTTATGGTTTGCAAGCTATGGCACCAGAACGCCGTGATGCTGATCAGATTGTTGGCCTTAATCCTTGTGCAGAAATTGCGCTACGAGATGGTCAGCTTTGTAACCTTACTGAAGTAGTATGTCGTGAAAATGACACTCATAAGGATTTAATTCGTAAAGTACGTCTTGCAACAATTCTCGGTACACTTCAAGCTTCACTGACTGATTTCAAATATGTTCGTTCTGTTTGGAAAAAGAACTGTGAAGAAGAAGCACTACTAGGAGTTTCGCTAACTGGTATTCAGGACTGTAAAATTCTACGCAACCCTGAGCCTCAGTTGCTTGATGATATGAAATGTTGTGCTATTGCTATTAATAAAGCATATGCTGCACGTATTGGTATTAATCCTGCTACAGCAATTACAACAGTTAAACCATCAGGTACAGTATCGCAGCTTGTTGATAGTGCCTCTGGCATTCATGGTCGGTTTGCACCGTACTACATCCGCCGTGTTCGTCAGGCTAATCACGATCCACTAACACACTTTCTAAAGGGCGAAGGTTTACCATATGAACCAGATGTTATGAACCCTACTAAAACAACTGTGTTTAGCTTCCCAATTAAATCACCAAAAGGTTCTACATTAGCAAACAATCAAACAGCTATTGAACAATTAGAAAACTGGTTGTTGTTTAAGAAGTATTGGGCAGAACACTCTGTATCTGTAACTGTATATGTTAAAGAACATGAATGGCTTGATGTAGGTGCTTGGGTGTATAAACACTTTGACTATGTAACTGGTATTAGCTTCCTTCCATACTCAGAGCACACTTATCAGCAAGCCCCTTATGAGGATATTACTGAAGAAGAATATAACAAGCTTGTAGCTGCTATGCCTGAAGTTGACTTCAGCAAGCTATCAGAGTATGAACAAGAAGACAACACTGAGGGTGCTCAAACCTTGGCTTGCGCAGCTGGTGGATGCGAGATTTGATACCTGACGTTAAAGAACAATTAACTCCTTGTATAAGAGTTTGTCGTCTTAACGGTGCCTACTGCGAAGGGTGTGGTAGGCACCAAGACGATATTCGTATGTGGTCTACTTATAGTAATGAACAACGTAAACAAATTATGAAAGAGATATCTGATGGCACGTATCACTAAAGAAGTAACTGGTGTAAATATTGAATTTGCTGCAAATGGTTTTGTAATGGACTATAGTGGTCGAGATGACAACGGTGACTATAAAAGTGTTAAACTAGTGGTAGTTGACTTTAATGAACTTAAAGATGAACTTGCAAAAGTAATTGAAATGTCGGAGTACAAATAATGCTTGTTTCTCGTAAATCTATTATTAGCGGTAAAGTTAATACAATGGATCTTGATGTAAGTGATCAACAACTTGCAGAATGGGAAGGCGGTAAACTTATTCAAGATGTGTTTCCACATTTAACTGCAAGTGAACGAGAATTTATGATGTCAGGTATTACACCTGAAGAGTGGAATGAAATGTTTAAAGAGAGTAACTTATAATGGCTAAGTCAAATGGTGCTGCTAAAAACGTTCTTAATCAATATGTTAAGAAGACGTCTATTGGTGGCAATAAGAATCGTCTTAAGAAATCTTCAATGAATAAACAGACTAAACGTATGAAAGGTCTACAAAAATGAAAAAGCAGATTAGTAACGCAGAAGTAATTGGTAAAATTATTGGTTGGGCATTTGGTGTAATTGTTGGTTCTATCATTCAAACTTGGATTGGTATTAATATTCTAGCTTGGCTTGGGTGGTTGCCGTTCTAATGGCTGAAATTTTTGAATTTTCAAAGAATAAAACCAAAAAAGAAGAAGAACAAATTGCTTCAGAGCACAGTAAACATGATTATGTTCTTGATGCTTGTGAAGAAGTATTCCCGTATGGAGCCGTTGTTCTTGCTTTTACAGAAACAGGTAGTGTTCAGGTGTCAGCTACAGTAGAAGACACAAGAGATATTGTTGAGGGGCTTATCTCCGCTGCTTTATTTATTAACAGACAGGAGAAAGACGATGCTTAGTGCATTAATTATTTTTTGTACAGCCGACTTAATGCAATGTCAGGCTGTTGCCAATCGGCAAATATTTAAAACTGAAAAAGAATGCCATGCGGGTATTGCTGAGGGTTTTGTTTATTTTGAAGAGCAAGGTCTTGTTGTAGCAGACTGGAAATGTGTAAAGGTAATGGACAGTGAAGAAGCTTCTAACTGAAAATATCTTTGTAAGGTATTGGAACTATCTTAAAACTTGGCGCAGTCATCGTGACGCAATTAAACAGCTAAATCGTTTGTCTGATAAACAACTAAAAGATATTGGTATTAGCCGAGCCGACATTGATCGCTTAGTATGGCTAGAAGAAGATAAAACAATGCGAGGCCGAGGTTAATGATTGATATTAATGAGGAAGAAACATTAGAAGAAATCATCGAAAGTATGTATCAAAATTACATTGAAGGTGGTTTTGATTTTTCTACTGATGATACTTTTGATGATGTATTTAGGCGGCTCTTCTTTGCAGGGGTACATGCTGCTATTGATATGATTGAAAAAGACGAGGAATAATGTACTACGTTATTGGTAAAAACAATTGCCCTTGGTGTGAAAAAGCTAAAGCAGACCTTGAAAAAGAAAACACTGCTTATGTCTATAAAAACCTTGATAAATTAAATGAAAATAAACGAGATCAGTGGAAAGACTTCATTGTTAATGAACTTGGCATGAATACTGTACCCGTCGTATTTAAAATGATTGGCGGCTCAAATGAGCTAAAGAAAGAACTTGGAGATAAATATGTCTAATAATATTATTACAATTGATGATAAAGAATATGATATTTTAGAAATGACTGCAACACAAAAAAATATCCTTCACGGAGTTCAATTTGCTGATTCTAAAATTAAACAATTGGAGTCAGAAATCGGCTTGTTTAAAGAAAGTATGGATTCTTTGTTGATTAAATTAAAAGAGTCTCTTGAAGAATGATTAAAGAATCACCAAAGCCAAGAGGCCGTCCTTCAACTAAAATAAAACTAAAACACAACCCCAAGAGTGCTCGTGAAGATTTTTTAAAAAAGTATAAAGGCGTAACTGACTTTGGTATTTATGGTATTGATGATTTTACTAAAGAAATCATTGATCACTTGTGGAAAAATCCAGAAGTAAAGTTTATTGTAACAGACCCTAACCAATCAGCGCTAGATAATGCTAATCGAGAATATGGTCAGCGTAGTTTCTCAATGTATCGGTGGGAAGCAATTCCACCAACAAGCTTTGTTGAAGAGCCGCAAGTAGAAGTAATTATTGTTGCTTCTAAATACATTGAAGAAGTAAAAAAACGCCCTAATCCTTATAATGTTGATTTAATTGTTCTGGAAGAAATTTAATGCAAACTGTTAGTACCACTGAAACTTTTATTCCTTATAATCAAAACAAAGATTATTTACTAGTTGATTTTGTTGAGCTTAAGAAGACTGAACACGCCATGTTTAGTGATATCATGGTCGTAGAATACAAAGGTAAAGAGTATGAGCTTACTTGGGATGAGCATTATGCTTACTATGTTGGAAAAGTAGATGGAACCGAAGGATTTATTCCATGATGAAACTTGTGCATGGCGTTGAATGTTATGGTCAACTGAATGACTATTCAAATATTGAAGTTTTATGTTCGAATGAAGAAGATGACTTTGTATGGTGTACTAGAGATTCTGCTCGGTGTAAAACTTGGGAAGACATCGTGTTATACTTAAAAAGTAAAGGTATTGAAGCTTTAGAGCTTTCTGCTGTGTAATAACAAGTCCTTGGTATGACTTTAAACTGCCATACGCTTCCGTAGCTCAACTGGATAGAGCACCTGACTTCTAATCAGGGGGTTGCAGGTTCGAGTCCTGCCGGGAGCACCAAAATCAAACACGTCAGATATGTATTAGGAAAAACCATGAATGCTAATTACGAAAACTTAAAAGAGCGCCTTACTGATATG